CCAATGGCTGCCGCACAAGGCAAGCTGTCAAAAAAAGAAGCCACGCTTGAGGGTCAAGTTTTAAACTTTAATCCTTTCCAACATCACCTTTTTGTAGACCCTGCTGGATATGCAGTAAAATCTATTAAGGGCGATGCTGTTATGTTTAATACTAAGGTATATACAACAGGCACTTTAAATTATTATTCAAGAGAAGATGCACCGACACCGCTAGAAAATATTGAGTCAAATGTTTTATATAAATACGAAACAGAAGCAGAGAAAAGAGCAGACCAACCTTTAGAAACAGATACTCTATCTAAAGAAAAGCTCAGAGAGTTTAACCTAGAGTTTGCCGCATCAGATGAAGGTATAACCTCTGAAGTGCAACAGGTTATGAATGTTGTTAATCCAGCAAGGTCCAGAAAAACAATAGCCGCACACTGGAAAGATTTTGTAGACAACTGGACTGTAAAGTTTAGACAAGCTGTTACAGACCAATACATATCAGTAAAAAAGTTTGTAGGTGAAGAAGAATACAAAGCTCTCTCTATGACTTATGGTTCTAGCGGAGCTACAGAGGCTGCTTTATTATATGGTGTCCCATTTATGGACAATGATGGAGCGATAGATTTAAAAGCAGATACCATCGGCACTGGACTCTTTACTAGGTTTGAGAAACTAGGGGATAAGCTAGAACAGTTTTTAGTTTGGGTTGCAGCGAATAGAGCCAGAGTTTTAGCGGGCAAAGGTTTTACGACAGGTTTTCCAGATGTGGCTGTGTTAGATAAAGCTATAAAAGATTTATATAAAATTGGTGGCAAAGCATTTGATGATGCCTATAAAGATTTAACAGAGTTTAACAATGCCTTCTTAGACATAGCTGTAAAGTCTGGATACTTAGACCCAGCATCAGCAAAAGTTTGGAAAGAGGACAACGGATATAATTTCTACATACCCTTCTATAGATTGTTGGAAGACCCAGACAGCAACAGCGGACCTAAGTCTGCGGCTGATATAGTCAATCAACCAGATTACCCTAAGTTTAGAGGTTCTAATTTACCTGTAAATGATTTGATGAGAAACATCATCAGAAATTATGCCTTTCTAACTGAGGCATCACTAAAAAATGCAGCAGGTTTTAAAACTCTTGAAAAAGCTGTAGAGATGGGTGTTGCCACTAGAGTGCCAAATAGAACAAAAACATCTGTGTTTGTTAGAAACAAAGGTAAGATACAGCACTACGAGGTAGAAAATAAATTAGTCCTTGAGTCTTTAACTGCACTGAATTGGAATGGCTGGCAGAATCCAGCTATGGGTGCGTTAAGAACTTTTAAGAGATACTTGACTTACGGTGTTACAGCATCACCAGCATTTAGAATAAGAAACTTACTTCGTGACTCAATACACTCTGTGGCTGTTGGTCCTTTAAAATACAACCCCATAGAAAACGTCATGGAGGGCGGAAAAGGCTTATTAAATAAAAAGAAAGGTGAGTCTGAATTAAGAGCTAGACTGGCTTTTGGTGGTGGTAGTATTCACTTTGGACACATTTACGGTGATGACCCAAACGCCACCCAGATGTTGTTAGACAGAGCAATCGATGTAAATACCGTCATGAAGCGAGATGGATTTACAGCTGGAGCCAGAAGAATTATAAACTCAAGACTGAAGAACGCACTAAAGAACTGGGAAGAGGTGGGTTCCTTTGGTGAGAATGTCAACCGTGCTGCACTGTACAAGCAACTCAGAGACAAAGGTGTCAGCCACTTTGAGGCTGCCTATCAAGCCAGAGACCTTTTGAACTTTAGTAGACACGGTGCTAGTCCAGCTATTAGATTTTTAACACAGTCAATACCATTTCTTAATGCTCGTATCCAAGGTTTAGATAAACTTGGTAGAGCAATGACCAAAGGACAAAGAGCACAGCTTATTTCAGTTCTTGGAACTTACTCTCTTGCATCCATAGGTTTATATCTAGCATACAAAGACGATGAAGATTTTAAAGCTAGAGAGCAGTGGGACAGAGACACATATCACTGGTTTAAAATCCCAGGCACCGAAGGTGCAATAAGATTGCCTAGACCATTTGAGGTGGGTGCAATCGGTGTAATATTTGAGAGAATGGTGGAACAGATGGTTGACGATGATGTCCACGGTCAGTTATTAGCTGAGAGAATATCTCATGTTATTACAGAAACTTTTGCCATAGACATCAGACCACAGCTAATTACTCCAGCTTTAGAGGTTTACTCTAACAAGGATAGTTTCACTGGCAGACCTATAGAATCTATGGGTATGAAGAGATTACCAGCGTCTGAGAGAAAGTACGCATACACAAGTTCTGCGTATGTGGGTGCATCTAAATTACTAGAACTAGTTTCTTTTAATCAAGTAACATTATCTCCAGTTCAAATAGAGCATTTAGTGCAGGGATACTTTGGTTGGGTTGGCTCTACTGTAGTATCCGCAGTCAGTTTTGTAGATTATCCTAGAAAAGCAGCAGAGTTTTTTACAACAGGATGGGACACTCCACTAGGTATGGGTTTCTTCAAAGGACTACCCTCCGTTCAATCTAAATACAAAACACAATTTTATAATCAGCTAACTGCAATGAATGAAGTGTTTAATCTAATGAGATTGTACGAGAGCCGTGGCGAGTACAACAAGGCACTAGAGGTTGCAGAAAAAAATAAAAATGTGCTCCAGTGGAGAAAGGCATACGTCAAAGTAAACACCAAAATAACTCAAATAAATAGGGAAATTAGAAAGATAGAGGCAGACAAAAATTTAACAAATGCCGAAAAGATTGACAAAGTACGACAACTCAATATCATTAAAAATGACATGATACAAAATCTAACTGAAGCTGTTCTGTCATGGGAAAAATCAACAGGGCAGAGAGTCAAGAGACCTCTTTGGTGGAACAAGTGACACAAAAAGAAATTGTAGAGATTGTCGAGAAAACTGTGGAGCAAACCTTGGCGAAGATGGGATTAAACTCTGAGGAGATATACGAAGCACAAAAAGATTTCATGTATCTTAGAGAACAGAGAGAACTACACGAGAAGATTAGTGTGAGAGTCCGATTTATCATCATAGGTTTTATAGTAACTGGTGCAATAACACTTTTATTACTGGGGATAAAAGCTGCTTTAGGAATCAAATAAATGAATAAAAGAGTGCTGGTAATTAGTGACTTGCACTTTCCATATCATCATGCAGATACCTTTCCCTTCCTTTCTAAATTAAAAAAAGTATATCAGCCCGACACCATCGTGATGATTGGTGACGAAATGGATTGGCATTCGATTAACGTAAGTCATGTAATAAATCCCGACTTACCTAGTCCAGCTGACGAATTACTGGGAGGCAGGTCACTGTGTAAACAGCTAGAGAGACTATTTCCTAAGATGGTTCTGTTAGAATCAAATCATGGTTCTATGGTATTGCGTAGAGCAATGGCAAAGGGAATGTCAAAGTTTTTTCTTAAAGACTACAACGAAATACTAGAAGTCAACAGAGGCTGGGTATGGAAAGAGAAACATATAATTAAGACAGAGAAGAATACTATTCTCTTCGCCCATCAATTTTGCAAGGATGTGGGTAAAGCTGTTAGAGAGACGAGTATGTGCTGTGTACAAGGGCACTTCCACACGGTGGCAGAGACCAAGTATGTCGGCACGGATTACTCACTAAATTGGGGAATGTCTGTTGGTTGTTTAGTGGACAAAAAATCACTAGCCATGGCTTACATGAAGGTAAATCTAGCAAAACCAATACTTTCTTGTGGTATCATCACCGAGGGTATACCATATATAGTGCCTATGGTGTTGAATAATAGCGGAAGTTGGGATAAAAATATATATATATGAGGATAAGTTATATGAATGGCTCACTACATATGAGCTTTACAGACGAGGAAGTTGACCAGATTGCAAGCAATAAACACACAGCAATTAAGGTTGACATACGCAAATTAAAGGTTTTACATGAGGATGTGTCCAATGCAGTTTCACAATACTGGAGAGACCAGAACATAGATGAAAGATTGCAAAAGGCAAAAGGAAGACATAACATTTGACAGTTTAGTGAGGCACCTCAATGCCAGAACTAAGCTGAAAGCAAATGTTAAATTAGGAAAAGTAAAAGTAAAAAATGCAGGAGGTAAAAATGCAAATACAAATACTAGGAAAAATACAAGATAAGTGGAATACACTAAATTGGAAAGGTAAGATATTTGTAGTGGTAGCTATCGCAGCTGTCGGCTATGGAGTCGTTCAAGGAATATTCTAATGTTTAATCTACTAGTCGGACCTCTCACGTCAATTATTGGCGATACGGTAAAGGGTTTTGTGGAGACAAAGAAAGCAAAATCTGAATTAAAACTTACTGAGATTAAAGCACAGAAGAGTTTGAAAGAACAGCAAATCGCAGGAAAAGTTGCGTGGGAGGCTTCGGCTGTAGACCAAATGAAGGGCAGCTGGAAAGACGAATTTGTTTTACTAGCCTTGATGATACCTGCAATTTGTAGCTTCTTACCCTTTATGCAACCACATATAGCTCGTGGGTTTGAGATTTTAGAGACTCTCCCTGAATATTATACTCATTTATTATATTTAGCCTGTAGTGTTAGTCTAGGTGTTAGAGCTGCTCCAGGTATCAAAGGCATGATTTCTAAAAAGAAGTAATGCCTAAATCAAGAAATTACAAAAGAGAATACGAAACATATCATGCTCGACCAGAGCAGAAGAAGAGACGTGCTGCCCGTAATAAAGCTAGAAGGCAAGCTATTAGAGAGGGTAGAGTTGTAAAAGGTTCTAAGATGGATATTCATCACAAGGACAAAAATCCAAAAAACAATGGCAAGAAAAACTTGAAAGTTGTATCAAGGTCAAAAAACAGGAGTAGAAAAATATGAAGGTATGTGAAAAGTGCGGATGTATTTGTCACTGTCAGATGACTTGTATGTGCGAGTGTGCGGGGTGTGAACATGAAGAAGAAAACAGCTAAGAAAAAATCTACGGTAAACAAGGCTGGTAATTATACAAAGCCAGAAATGCGTAAGAGATTATTTAATTCTATAAAAGCTCGTGCTGTGCAGGGAACAGCGGCTGGTCAGTGGTCAGCTCGTAAAGCTCAATTATTAGCTAAACAGTACAAAGCAAAGGGTGGCGGTTATAGAAGTTAATGCCTAAAACAAAGAGACAGAGAAGCCTAACAGCTTGGGGTAAGCAGAAATGGAGAACCAAATCTGGTAAGAAATCATCAGAGACTGGTGAGAGATATCTGCCCACCGCAGCTATTAAAGCTATGAGTCCGTCAGAGTATGCTAGAACCACAGCAGCAAAGAGAAGAGCAAAAAGAAAAGGCAAACAATTTAGTAAACAACCTAAAGGTATAGCAAAGAAAACAGCAAGATATAGGAGTTTTTCATAATGGGTAGAGGATTATATGCAAACATACACGCAAAGAGAAAGCGTGGAGAGAAAATGAGAAAGAAAGGTGCCAAGGGTGCACCCACAGCAGCACAATTTAGAAGAGCAAAGCAGACAGCTAGGAAAAAGAAATGAACAAAAGAGGAAAAGCTAAAGTAAAAAAAGTAATTAAAGGTTTAAAAAAAGCATCAAAGACACACGCTAAACAGGCTAAAATATTAAAAGGAGCTTTAAGTGGCAGACCCAAAAAAGGGAACAGGTAAAAAACCCAAGGGCAGTGGCAGAAGACTGTACACTGACGAAAACCCTAGAGACACAGTTAGTATTAAGTTTGCTACACCAGCAGATGCTAGAGCAACAGTCGCCAAAGTAAAAAGAATTAACAAACCTTTCGCTAGAAAAATACAGATTTTGACAGTAGGAGAGCAGAGAGCTAAAGTGATGGGTAAATCACAGGTAGCCAGCATATTTAAAAAAGGCAAGGAAAGTATAAGAAATGCGAAAAGAACATAAAAATCCAAAGGGCGGGTTGACCGCCAAAGGCAGAGCATTCTTTAAAAGAAAAGAGGGTTCCAACCTCAAACCACCAGTGAAGAGTGGTGTCAATCCCAGAAGGGTTAGCTTTGCTGCTAGATTTGCAGGGATGAAGGGACCAATGAAAGATGAAAAGGGTAGACCAACTCGTAAAGCACTGGCTCTTAAAGCATGGGGATTTGGCTCAGTCGAAGCAGCCAGAAACTTTGCCAAAAGACACAAAAAAAGTAAGTAATTATGGGATTGAAATACTTGGTTATAAGTGCATAGTTTTTATAGAGAATATGATTAAAAAACTATTGGGTAAAAGTGAAGACAATAACTGAGGATATTTTATCTTGGTCAAAAGATTTTGTAGAACTACCCAATAAACATTTAGGAAATTTACCAACCTGTCCGTATGCCAAGAGAGCAAGACTAGACGGACATATCAGAATAGTAGAAGAACCAAAAGGCGATAATCTCCTGCAGACTATTGTAAGAGAGTGCGAACAAATAAAAGATTTAGGAAAGAAGATTACCATTGTAGGATGTGGTGATGTATCTATCTCAGCTGACGAATTAGTGGACTACATCCACGCACTAAACCATGTGTTTGTGCCCAAGGATGTTTACATGATGTGTCATCACCCCGATGATGGCGAGGAAATAGAACCCGTAGAGTTTCTTGAGGACACCGAATGGAGTCCAGAGAATGTTTTCATGATGGTTTTAATACAACCGTTCATGGAATTAGAGAATGCTAGCGAGCATTTAAATAAAACTGGCTTTTATGATAACTGGACTAAAGATTATTATGAAGGCACCGTAAAAAAAAGACAATCATATAGGAGGTTGTACGATGGTAGGAATGAAAAAAAGAGCAAATAAGATGAACGGTATGAAGATGATGCGTGGTGGCGGAATGGCTAAGATGAAAAAGCCTATGGCTATGAAGCGTGGCGGTACCGTGAAGAAGAGGGCTAAGAAGAAAAAGAAGTAATGCCCTTAAAGAAAGGTAAGAGTCAGAAGGCGGTTAGCAGCAACATTAGAAAGCTAAAGAAGGAAGGATATCCTCAGCGGCAGGCTGTTGCAATCGCCTTGACTAAAGCTAAAAAGAGGAGAAAGAAATAATGGCAAGTCCTAATCAAAAATTTAAACAATCACTAAAGAGAGTATCATCTAAGTCAAAGGGCAGTCCAGGACAGAGAAATAAACCCAAATCAAGTAAACCAACTTCAAGCCCAGCACAAAAAGATAGAGATAGAAAAAAAAATCAAACTTTTAGACAAAATTTGTTAAAAGAATTAGATGCTGGTATAAAAAAAGGAACTGCTGGAGTTTCGTCTTCTGGAGGAGGCTCTGGTTCGTCAGCTGGTTACTATGAGACTCCCGTATCAGCGGGTGCATATGATTCTGGATTTCCAGTATATAACATAGACGATAAATTTATGAATCAAATAGCTTCAGCAGAAGCTACAACAGATTTAATTGAAAAGATTCAAAAGTTTGACAAGTTAAAGAAAGTTAAAGACATCTACAAGAATACTGATGCTATGTTTGATGCCATTAACAAGAACCCAACACTAACTCAGTTTCAAAAGAACAATCTTCGAGCACAAATTCAGTATGTAAAAGAGAATCATGGAAGGTTAGGATACTCTCTTAATGATTTAATGGCTGCCGTTGGTACTGGAGCCTACAATCAAATAGTGGGCAGAACACCAATCAATAAAGAACAGGCAGAAAAATTAGGTATAACCGACCAAGTCCAAGATATTTTTGATAAGTACGGCAGAGCAGCTGTGCTGAGACCAGACGGAACTGTCGGAGCAATTAGTCCAACCGCAGGTCAATTATTTGCCGACATTGGTCGTGGTGCAGCTAAAATGTTTGGTGCAGGACCAATTACTCAGTTTCTTACGGGGGGAAAAGGCTTTAATATAAAAGCTCCAGAGTTTGGATTTGGTGATTTACCACCAGACTTAAACTTGAGTGGATATTTTGGTGCTGTCCCAGCTTACTCTGGTGCAATTGATATGTCTAAAGGCATTGGAGCATTTATGCAACCCACAGGCAATGTAGCGGGTGCATCAAAGGCTTTACAGTTCGCACCAATGAGAGACGCAAGAGAAGGTAGAACACCAGAGACCACCACACAACAAGGAGACGGCAGTGGCGGTGGAGGTGGAGGAACCACATCATCAACATTTGCCTATGTGCCTTTTGCACGACCTGTTGCATATAACTACACAGGTGGTCCAGAGCAAATGTATTTAGGTGGTGGATTTACACAGGATGGAGTTCCAATTGGTCCCTTCCGTGCAGCTGATGGAGGCATAGCAAACTTTAAAGGTTATGGTTATTAATAGAAGTCAAATGAAATTTCAAGTGTCTAAACCACCCTTGAAAAAAAAGAAAAAGAAGAAAAAGAAAAAGAAATGAAATGGTTTCTTGTCGCTACCATGTGTTTGCCTGGATATAATGAGCAATTGTGCTTAAAAATGCACAGCGATATTATATACCAAACGTCAGAGACTTGCGTGCAACAAAGAAACGAATATTTTTATAAGTTAAGTTCCGTAGTCAATGAATACAAAGGTCAATTTAGTATTCGCTGTATTGACAGCTTCTCTATACAAGAATTTTTAGGTGAAACAGAATGAAACTAGTACAAATTATATGGTTAGATACAAACGAAACATCAGATAGTGGTTGGTGTTCGAAAGATGAAGCCGAAGAGGCTAGACCCTGCAGAGTTGCAAGTTATGGTGTGGTAGTTAAAGAAAACGATGAGTTTATTACCATTGCAGCTGACACGGATGCAGCCCTAGTAGAAGAAAACGGTAATGTATTAGATGCTGATGATTTGTTTGGCAGGGTTCAATGCTTTCCTAAAGGTTGCATTGAATCAATAACCCCGCTTAAACAAATATAACATTAACTTACGTTGCGTTTTTTAATCTGCTGGTAAGCCCACTGCCTGTCATCTGGCTTGTATTCGACTTCAATAAATCTTGCGATACCATTTTCATCAACACGATTGTTGTAAAACATATTAAGAAAAAAGCTGACAGACTTCTGAGTAATTCCAAAAACTTCATGCATAACTAACCTCCTTATTACATTTATGTAAACAGAAAGATTAATTTTACAATTGTTAAAAAGGCAAAGCTGGTGTGTATAGTAATAGTTATATTATATTAAGAAAAATTAGGGGAATATGAAAACTTAGTATCTCCCTTATAATTACGCTGTGTATAAACAGCAGCTAGTTGAAAACCTAACTGTGGAAAATCCTTCTTTGGAGTAGGAACACAGTATATTTCTTTCAAAGAAAATTTTGCAGATATCATATCTCTTATTCTGCGTTTGGTTGTGTAATGATTTATAGTTGTTAAATAGACAATGTTTTTTGATATTTTCATTCCATGTTCTAAAAATTCTCTCATCTTACTCCAAGGTGGATTAGTGATTATCCAATCCACTTTTTGATTATAAGTCAAAAAATCTTTATTCTCAGCGAGTTCGCACCAATCTTTATCATCAGTATTAAAATTATCGTAAAATGCACCTTCTCCTCTACTAGGGTCAAGTATCCTACCAGTAGGATTGAAATGCTCGATAATCTCTTTAGCAAGATAAACTGGGGTCATCACCATATCCTTTTCAGGAGTATTTTTCGGTGGGCAAAATGCTCTCATCTATTCCTTGCCTTTAAATATATTGTAATACTGAAACATACGCCAGTCCCCTTTGTAACTATGTTATTTGCGGAGGACAGGGACTGACGAAAAGGAGTCTCAAATGAACTGAGGTCATCTAGACCTATAAAAACTATACTAATATTTAAAAAAAAATCAAATTATTCTGTCTTTATCATTAAGGACTTTTTCCCTAAACTCTTCTAACTCTTTCTTTTCATCTTCTGTCGTTATAGTCTTTGGTGGATGAAACAAAGCTGGATTGAGCTGGCTTTTCTCTTTCAATTCCTGTTCTAATTGTTCGTATTTCTCTAAATCTTTTCTCTTGTGACCATTATATAACTGCTCTCTTAATTTAGCAGTTGGTATCAAGTCATGAGACTTGTCAGTAAATACTACACAATATGCAGATATCTCTGTGCCACTGACACTTGTCATTACCCACCTCTTAAAACTATGCACTGTTCTCTCATAGCCTTTGGATAGGTATTCTTCCATCTTCTCTTTACCTAATATTCTCTTCTCTCCATCCTCTAGTTCTAAAATCCATACAGGTTGTTCAAACAATCCTGTCTTTGGATTTGTGTCACCATCGTTGTTTTGTACGACTGATGTTATTTTTTTTGTCATCTCTCTTTGTCTCCTGTGTGATTACCTTTTCTGCTTCATCAAAACACCTTTTTTCGTAGTCTTCAAAACACATATTGTTTTCTTTTAATATCCCTATGTATCTTCTAGCTAGCATTTCCTCAATCATCTTTCTTATTTTCTGTTCCAAATATTCCTCGCATATATTCTTCTACATCCTCTTTTCTATATCTAATCCTACCGTTAGGTAGTGTAATAAATTTTGGACCTTGTCCTGTCTTTCTCCAATACTTTAGTGTGTGCTGTGACGTGTCTATATAAGATGCCAAACTCTTTTCATTAAAGTATCTAGTCTCTGTACTAACTTCCACTTTGTTCTCCTCTCATTAATTCGTTAATTGGTACAAGAACCATTTTAGAGTCATCGTTGTCTCCGCCTACGGTTTTCTTATCCAAATGTTTTCTCGCTATTTTTTTTAGTTCTTCTGTAGGTATCATCATGATGCACTTTATTTCATCCTTATCTGATAAAATGTGTGCCCACCATTCTGCCTCTGTTACCGCAATACCACTCTTCTTACCTTTATATTCATACTCTATTGCAATATTGCCAGAGACTTTCCAAACGTCTCTCTCTGTCTTAACCTCTACTTTTTTATTTCGTAGTATCTCCTCCAACTTCTTTTCAAATATCTGACCCCATTTGAGGTCTATATCAAACTTGTTTGTCATTTAATCATCATCTCCGCTCTGAGATTTGCCTCCTTAGTTTGTATTAAGTCTAACCATTTCTTGTATGAATTGTATTTTACAAGACTTAAATTTTTATCTCTTCTGGCTTGACCTAATTGTTTAATGTGTTCGGCATACTCTTTGGATGCCATCGCCATAGTTTCTGCAGTAGTTTTATTTCTACCCTGTTCTAAAAATTCATTGGTAATCTGTGCCAACAAAGTCTTCTTTGTATCCTCTAGTAATCCGTGAGCGGCATCAGCTTCAGCCCACTGTGTGCCTAACTCTTCTGCTTTCTTCATCATTACATTAGGGTCAAAGCTGTTATAGTTTATGTAATCTTCCATTGTTTTATTGTTATCCTCTCGTGTAATTTTTCAGAAATTTCTTTATTAAATTGTTTGTTAGTATCGGCAAGCGTATGACACGGTCTGCAGAGGGGAGCGAGATTGTCGGGAACATCCTTCTTCTTGCTACCCCCCATGCCACGTCTTTCTAGATGATGCACGTCTGTGGCTTGTGCTTTCTCACAACCCAAGCAAACAATAAAATCTTGTTCACCTAAGTCCCAGAAATCCAAAAACACTTTGACGTGCTTCTTCATTAGAACGGCATATCATCGTTTATCTCAGACTTCTTATCCTCTGTTGTTAGATGAGTCTGTGGGTCAAAAGTAATTTTCATGTACTTACCCTTCTCTGTTTCTCCCATCCAACAGGCTACATCGTAGACTCCTGGCTCAATAGCTTCTTTAACAATAACCTTACCGTTCTTATAGTCTGGATGCTTGTCCTGTGTTTTGTATTTGTTTGGATTTAAATAAAATATCACGAAGTTCTCCTCTCAGTGTTGTGTTTAAATGTTTTGTTGACAGGCTTAGATTGTGCGGGCTTTTGAAAGTTTTGTTCATCACCATCTAAATCATCTTTCTCACCTGTGTCTATGAGAAATAAACTCCTCATAAATTGTTTTAAAGTGTATGCCATAGAGGAACCAAAAGATTGACCTCCCTTGACTTCAACCATCATGGTTCTACTCGGTCTAAATCCCCATGTTTCCCCATCCTTGTGAGATAATATAAATTTATACTTTACGGTTAAGAAGGGTCTATCCCCATACTTTTCTACCTTTACATCATCCTCTTCTATTGTAATTACCAATCCGTGCTTGGCACAAATTGGTCTTACCATCTTCAAAAAACCATCGATACTTGCGTATGTATAGTTTTGAAAATCATTTTTGCTGTCGTGTTCTAGCTGTTTAATATCGCCCATCACATTACTAATTGCATTCGTAATTGACTTTGGCATTTTTGGAATTGTGTATTCCGTTTGTTTGACATTTACCATGTCATGTAGTTCTAAAATGTTCTCATCAGACATTCCATATCTCCTTTCTTATTTTTAATATTTGCGGTGAGTCCCAGTAGAAGTCATCAATGTTTGGATAGCAAATTTCTGCCACTTCTTTTTTATCGTTGCAGTTATACAAAACCATATCCATAACTCTTAATACTTCCTCACATTCTTCAAGGTATGACCGCTTATCTTTTTCTGTAATGCTCCACCATATAGCCTCAGTGCTTTTCACTGAAACAATTTTTGTTTTTCTATCTGTCTGTTTGTGTGGCACGATATATAACAACTGTGCTTCACAATCTAGTGCGTGTGAATACAAACTAATTTGTCTTGCATGACTAGAAGATAATTTATATGGCTTTCGCTTTGCTGTTTTTAAATCGACAATACATTTATTGCCTTTGTCATCTTTTAAAACAAAATCTGTAAATCCCCTGTATGTATATCCATTAAGTTCACCTTTAATTTCTTGTTGAAAAGATATTATCTCACCAAAATTAGAGCTGATTTCTTTTACAGAACCCATTACAATTGCGGGGATGCATTTCTTTTCTAAGTCATAATCCTTCATGTCTGGATTACAAACATTGTCAAAATTATTTAATGCTCTTTCAATAGCTTCATCGGTATCCATCTTATCTTGCAGGATTAACTTTACTGCATACTCTGACTGATTACCTCTCTCAATAGCACAGCTTGTAGGTAAATCTCTGTACCCATAAATTTTTCTAATTACAAACTTAGGTCTGTATGAAATCCAATCATTTATAGTAGATGGTGAAACAGTGTCGAGACCGAATTTCTCCAGTCCCGACATAGGTCTGTTTGGTCTTTGCACTAGGAAACCTTCCTATCTTTATACTGATGTGTGATATTTCTGATTTGTATATCATGCCACTCACCCGCATAGTAGACAGTCAAGTCAGCTGTCCCAGTCACAAAGTCATAACCACTGCCCTCAATATTGAAATGTTTTTTCTCTAATATTTGAGTCAAAAGATTTCTTATCCCAAGAACGTGGTCGCTTTTGTCATCACGATTACTCATGGTAGTTCCTTTCTACTATAATTAATACCGTTTTATTAGTTATAATCAATAAAAAGATATAATTATAATTTTTTTTACTAGACGAATGTCTAAAAATTACTAATGTTATTTTATGGCTTGCTTCTATCGTAAAGAACAAATCTGGCACTCCAAAATAGACGACCAAAAACGTAAAAAACTATTAAAAGAAAGAAAAAGAGTAGAAAAATACATACTTCACAAGGATTATTTCTCTAACAAGAATAGCGATGACGGAAAAACAGAAAAAACTGTTTGATTATATAAAGAGATATATAAAAAAGCATGGATTATCACCATCTTACAAAGAGATGCAAAAGTTTATGAATATATCTGAAAAAAGTCGTTCCACAATCCACTATTATTTGGTACAACTTGAAAAGTTAAATGTTATTTGCAGAGTCCCTGCAAAGTGGAGAGGAGTCCGTATCGTTGAGTGAAGATAAGAAAATGATTTTTGTCAAATGGTTTCCAGATGACATACTCAATGGTTGCTCTCTTTTAACATGGCAGGCTGAACTAGTTTACTACAGATTAATTAACTACATCTACACTTCCGACAATAATTTATTTGATGATGACACAACATGGCAAGTTCTTACATCAAAATTCAATGGCAACTACGCACCCATCAAAGATGAACTTATAAAGAAAAAAAAGATTTACTTAGAAGATGGTAAGATAAAAAACAAGGGATGTGATAAGTGGTTATTAGAAGCAAAAACAAACTTTGAAATAAATTCAGAGCGAGGTAAAAAGGGAGCAGACGCAAGATGGAACAAGAAAAATGCTCCAAGCAATGCTCAAGCAATAGCATCTATAAACCATAAACCATTAACTATAAACCATAATAAAAATATATACTCTGAAAATTTTAAAATATTCTGGGATACAATCGTAAATAAAATCAGTAAGGGAGATGGTGCAAAACACTTCTCTAGATTAGAAGAGGAATGGCAGAACCAACCAGATAAACTCGCTCAACTTTATAATGATTACTACAACTCAGTACAGGATAAGCAGTATGCTAAACACCCTGCCTATTGGATATCAGCTAGAAAATTTGAAGATGAGAAGTATGTTCCAAAAATTTTAACCAGAGATGAACAGATAAAACAAAAGGCACAGATGTATATAGATGCCATAAAACAAAATAAGATTACAGACTTTACAAAAATATGGGCAAAGAAAAATAAAGGCGACTTAGATAATGCCCTAGAGATTGGATTAATTAAGCAAGAAGATTACAACAACTTGATGCATGATTAAAAAAGGTAGAGGTAGACCCAGACAATATCCTATTGTGCTAGACAAAGGCACACCCGAACAACAATTAAAAAGATTAGCTTTAGTAGATGGTGGCAACCCTGTCATGAGTACCACACCACTCGACATACTTTTAGAGAGACAGATGATACACGAAGACCATCACAGAGCGGGAATGACTTGGTGGATGACTTTCATGAGAATTTATGGAAAGGTTTACCCAGAGTCTAACACAGGCAAACTTATGACACCCATCAGAGGTAGGGGATTAATATCTAAAGTAGGAAAGAAAAGTTTAGACACTTGGAATTTATACAAAGATATAAACCAACACCTTAAAGAAAATTTATCGGTGAAGTGTTCGTCTTGTTTAAGAGACATCGTTTTGTTTCAGTGGTATCCGCCCTACTTATTACACAATGAGATGCTTGTTGAAGATAACAAACATAAAAAGATGGTTCGCTTTGGCTTTGAAAAGTTATCTGATTTTTTTAATACTAAGAAGAAAAGGAGGTAGCCCGAAGGCTACCAATAGTCTAGAACAATTATCAGCATAATTTGTCCTCCCTTTTGTTGAAACGTGGTAGAACCTATAGCACTCGAGGGATTAATCATATACCCCCAACATTCGAGACACAGATAGATTTTATCCAATACCCTACTCGAACCACCATCTAAGTCCTCAGACATTTGTCCATACTCCTTAGACTCGTGTACCTTTTGCCTCTGTTAAAAACAATGTTCAGTCAGAGTGCCTCAAAGCGACTTGCAATTCGCTTTGTTTAGGTTCTACCATATTTCAATGGTACATAAATAATATCGTCAGAAGTCCAAAAAATTCAAAAAAATAATTCAATTTTTTTTGCCTTCATAGTGTTTATTGTTAGTTTTCTTTTTTTTTCAACTACTTTATGTATCAGTCCTATTATTTTTTTTTCAACAAACTTTCCTAAAAAGTTCTATATTTAATTCCCACACTAATTAGTACAATGATACTAATGCACTAATCAGTGCAGGATTTTCGTACAATTAAATGTTGTAAATAGGCAAGGATGACTTGCCTATTACTATAAAGAACTCAAAGATTTTATTTCTCTGTCTAGTTCATTAATACGAGAAGTGTTTCTGTCCCTCTTATTCATGGCAGAACGCATACCACTGTCAATGTACCTCGCAACATAATGTTTTCCATGTTCTCTTACTTCCTCTATTTGATTAGTTAAGTAATCAATAACCTCTTGTAATTGATTAACATGATACTCTAGTTCTTTTTTTTGATATTGAAGTTTTTCTAGTGTAGTTTTTCTTTTCATTTGTGCTTTCTCCTATTGTTTCTTTTATTTGCTTCTCTTTTTTGCTTCGCCACACCAGATTTTTTAAGAGACCTGAAAGATTTTTTGCTGTGTGGTGTTCTTCTTCCTCTACTTCTCAACTTCAAACCCATCTATATATTCAAAGGTTCGACTAACTTCCTCATCCCACTCCACTTTTTCTTTACTAAAATTTACCTCTGCTAGGTCTCTTACATCTTCCCATTCAGCATCTTTAGGCACATCTAGTTTTCTATGAAAGTATGTGTCTCTTTTTATTGTGACATACATAGTCTTGGTTTCTTTAGACATTATCCACTCCTTAATTAATAGTATGTTTGATTGGTAGTTCGTAAAATCTGCTTGGATGAAAATCGCTAAACATTACCGACTTCTTGTATGACATGGGCAGAACAATATCTGTATTCTTTTCTGCTATATCTCTACACCATCTAGCAAACTGTATGGAATGCATCTCAACTAAATTAAAATGAAACATAGTCTGAACTGCATCCACTAAATCAGCATTATTTTTTGGCTTTTCTTTACCCCTCCAAAATCTAACTGCTCTGTTTATTGTCATCTTTTATCTCCTCTACTTCAACCCAGTCTGTTTTTATTCTGCTTTCTATTTGTGGATTAGTAGTCATTGCAATTTCTAAGGCTAACTCCTCTTCTTTCGCATCTATAATCCACTCATCTTGCATGACATACTGCTGAACTATTTTGTATCTAGGCATCTTTTTTTAACTCCACCATAGTCTGTTTCTTAATTAGTATTAAATCGTCTATGATGTTTGACAGCTTTGTGTATGTGCCAATTAGATTATTTACAATCTTGTTGACATCATCTTTGCTGTTGTTGTGAAAATGTGGATGATGTGCCATCCACTCGTGTGCGAGAATATCTGACAGATACTTTTCTGTATCCTTCATGACATCTCTTGCTTCTCTCAGTTTATCAATCATTATTTACTCCTTTGTTTTATAAACTGTGTTGTTTCCAACTTGATAAAAGTCTCTCGTCAGATACTGACGGAAATTTTCTAGCCTACCTAGAACCTCTCTGCCCATTTCTACTCGACCCTTTAAGATATCACCAGAGCCGTCAGTCGTTTTGTCGGCATCTTGCTCATCTTCTTTTACACAGATTTTTATATCCTGTTCTAATTCATCTAAAAATTCTGTGTGTTTAGCTATTGTAGCCATTAGCACTTTTTCGTTCATTTTTTACTCCTTAATTAGTACCACTCGTACTCACATGAGTGTTTTTCTGCTAGTTTTTCTGCATACTTAAATGCATCTCTCTTGGCTTTGTCGTGTCCGCCTTTCTTGATATCATAAGATACATGCTCAGTCGTATCAAACTCAGACAACTCCTCGCCATCCCTGTCTTTGTAGTTAGTCTGTAAATACACAGTCACCACTACTGCTTCGTCTTTAAATTCTGTGTACTCTAAACCCTCCCATTCGTCTTTTTTTAATCCAAAATCGGGAGACTTCCACATTGGTTTGTCATAATGTATGTACACCATTTTGTAGTCTACTGTTTTTTCCATTTTTTTTTATCCTCCTCACAAAATAGTGGATACTTAGCCCACCCATATTCATTAAGTAGTCGGTCAAGAATAAATATAAACTGACCATCCTTCTCCTTAATTAGTGATGTGGTGTTCTGATATCGTCTGTCAAAATACAGTCGAAGTTCGTTATTAAAGTTCATTGTTCGCTCTCCTTTATAAACAAATCTATTACATCATTTCTAAAACCATGATATTTATATATCTCGTTATTTTTAATTAGGTCTAATTTGAAATGCTTAAGTAATAATTTATAAAGTTCTTCATCTATATTTGACCATTTTGTATCGTTCATTGTTCGCTCTCCTTTGTATAGTTAAACATATTAAATATTAATGTAGGCTTACCGTTTGACTTAGAGTAAAATTCATTAATTAACATTGCTATTTGTATAAGTTCTTCAAATGTTAATGACTCTAATTCACTTGCTATGTCGGATTGTAATATTTTTTGTTTACTCATTGCTCTCTCACTCCCACTTCCTCTAGTTCATCAACTTCAATAGTGTCTGCGAGATGTCCCCAATCTGCTTTAGGCAACTCGTAAACAATTACATTGCCGTTGTCGTCTTTCTTGGGATTGCCTTCTTTATCAATTAGATAAAACTGTACATCCCAAACTCCAATATGATATTCGCTTTTCATTATGCTACCTCCGTGTCCGCTTAACTTATTTATACTATCATAATATTTAGGATGGCTAGATAGCCACCCTAATAAATTATGCAACTAATTTCTTAACTGCATTTTTAATATCTGATGATAAATCTAAATCACCACTCACAGTGAGTCTCGGTGATTTTTTTACCTTCACATATTTTTTGTAGTCTTCTGGATTTCTTCTTAACTTTCCCATATCAACCACAGGTCTACTCTCTTCAGATAAAAGAATAGAATATGCGTGACCACGATATCTCTTGGGCTTCTTGTTATAGAAGTAGTCCTTATCGTAATCAATCAGACCACTAATTAGTCTAGCAATACTACGTCTAAATAGTATTGCCTTAGCAATCTTATCGACAAGATTTTTTTGTGACATGATTACCTCCTTTCGTTTTTATAATTATTCAAGACTACTCAATAGCGAGTAGTCTAAAATAATTATTCTTTGTCCCCTTCAACCCAACCTTGTTTGGTATAAAATTCTAACTGTAATTTTTTCCAATCAATGTTGTATTTCTTAGACGCATACTCCATGACATCTATGTTTTGAAAACAAATCATGGTGACTTGTTTTTCAATTGTAGA